TAAGGTTTTAAAGGAGATGAATCCACCCGATACATACATGGGGAGAGGAGTGTTTTTTATTGTCGGGATAACAATACCTATAAATAAATTATAGACAAATAGAAGTAAAAATAGAACAGTGGCATGGCAGTAAATAAAAATAGAACAGTAGTAATACCGGCATGGCTGATAACGGTGGTAATAGAATAAAGATATGGAGCGAACAAAACATAATAGAAAAGAACCTTTAACCAACCAGCAGATTCAGGCTCTGACAAGTATGGTTGTTGCAAGGGCACAATTAGCTTCCAATCTCGGTATGCAGTATGGAACTGACAGGGATATTTACCAAGCACTTGGGTACAAACTCATTCTTGATTGGAGGGATTATTGGGCCAGATATAGCCGTCAGGATATTGCAAAAGCAATTATTGATCGTCCAGTTAAAGCCACATGGCAGGGACAGTTGGAGTTGATTGAATCGGAAGATGCTAAGAAAACTCCGTTTGAGTTGGAATGAAATGATTTGAACAAAAGATTAAAGTTACGTTCGTTATTAGCAAGAGTGGATCGTCTGACAGGTATTGGTAGGTATGGAGTATTGTTACTTGGATTAGATGATGTAAAAGATCAACAGGGATTTGTTAATCCAGTAAAAGAAGGACAAAGGAAATTATTATATGTAAAACCATTTGGAGAAAATAGTGCAAAGATTGCTACTTACGAAACTAATCCAAGTAATCCAAGATACGGAATGCCAAAGATTTATTCTATTGAGGTGGCAGATGTAGCAAGTGGTTCCAGTTCAATTGTTAAAGTTCATTATTCAAGATGTCTTCATATATTGGAAGATCATTTGGAATCTGAAGTAATGGGTATTCCAAGATTGGAAGCAGTATTTAATCGTTTATATGATTTGGAAAAGTTGGTTGGTGGGGATGCTGAGATGTTTTGGAGAGGTGCTCGTCCTGGTTTTCAAGGAAATGTGGATGCTGATTACCAGATGACGGAAACTATGAAGAATGATTTAAAGGAGCAAATTGATGAATATGAACATAATCTTCGTAGGATACTTGTTAATGAAGGAGTTGATTTAAAGGCATTGGCACAACAAATAGCTGATCCTGAGAATCATGTGAAAGTTCAGTTTATGATGATTTCTGCAGTTACAGGCATTCCTCAAAGGATATTATCTGGTAGTGAGCGTGGTGAATTAGCAAGTACGCAAGACACAAGTGAATGGAAAACTTATGTACAGTCAAGAAGAGAGGATCATGTTGAACCACATATTATACAACCATTTGCAGATCGTTTAATTGAATTGAAGATATTGCCAAAGCCGGAAAATGGATATACTGTTGATTGGCTTGATCTATTTTCAATTAGTGAGAAGGATAGAGTGGATATTGGAAAGGCAAGGGCTAATGCTATTAGGGAGTATACTACAAACCCAATGGCGCAGTCAATTATACCACCTGAAGCCTTCTTTGAGTATTGTCTGGGTTTTTCACAAGGACAAATTGATTTTACTAAAAAGTTGGTTGGTGCTGGAATATCGGAAGAACAAAAAGCATTGGTAAAGGAATTAGATGAATTAGAACCAGAACCAAAGATTCCTGCAGGAAAACCAATACCAGAAAGGAAAACAATAACTTCAATTAAGAAATAATGGAAGTTGTAGATATATATAAAACATCTGTTCTGTACGATCCAACTAGAACGACTGCGTTGAGAAATGCTTGGGCAAGGGATATGAATAAGCGATTCCTTGAGCTTACATCAGCGATTAGGGAAGGAGTTGATAAAAGGGATTGTTTTGGATTAAGAAAGGAAATGCAGACTTTACAAGTAATTCCTCCAGGGTTTCGTGTATTTGCATTTATGAGAGATCCTGAGAAGGTCGCAACTTTTATGGCATGGTTACAGGAACAGGTAGATAAAGGATTATTGAAGGTAGGGCAGTTTCAGCAGGTAGGAACAGCAATAGAAGCCGCTTGGACAAATATGTATGTTTTTGATTCTTATAAGAGGGGAGTGATCAGAGCTAGATATGAATTAAAAAAAGCTGGTATTAATGTTCCACCAATAGATGATATAAATATTTTACTTGGAATTCCATTTCACATGGATAGGATTGGATTACTTTTTACCAGAGTTTATACTGAATTGAAAAACATTACTTCTGCGATGAGTCTTCAAATTAGTAAGGTTTTGTCGCAAGGATTAATAGATGGGGACGGTCCTAGATTATTAGCTCGAAAATTGATTGGCACAATTAACGGTGTGGGGATGGGGGACTTAGGACTTACCGATACATTAGGGAGATTTATCCCGGCGCAAAGGAGAGCAGAGATGTTAGCACGGACAGAAGTAATCCGGGCACATCATATTGCCACTATTCAAGAGTATAGGAATTGGGCTGTTGAAGGGGTTATTGTAAAGGCAGAATGGATGACAGCTGGTGATGATCGAGTTTGTCCAAAATGTGCTGCTCTTGAAGGAAAGATATTTACATTGGATGAAATAGAGCCTTTAATACCTTTACATCCGATGTGCAGATGCATTGCACTGCCTTGGATAGAGGAACTTCAAAAATATTACTAAAGAATAGGAGGAAATTATTATGCCATGGAGTACAATAGAAGAAGCTAAAAAGCACAAAAAAAACATGACGGACAAGCAAGCCCGCCAATGGTTACGTATTGCAAATTCTGTACGGAAGAGAGAACTTGCAAAAGGGAAGTCAGAAAAAGAAGCAGATGCTTCCGCTATAAAACAAGCTAATGGAGCAGTAATGAATACAAATGAGAGTAAGGAAAAATATATTGTTTGTAAACTTAAACAGACCCTTGACTATGAACCAAAACTGACAGTTCATCAGGAAAAGGCACATTTAGTGGTTCCTGTGGTTATGATGGTAGAAGGTGTTCATAATGGAAGTCAAGGACCTCTGCTCCATGAAATAACAGAACTTGGTAAATTTCCAGATTCTTGGAATGGAATACCAGTTGTTATTTATCATCCGACAAAAGATGATGAGCCGGTATCTGCCAATTCTCCGGAAATAATTGATACAAGAACTGTTGGCAGGGTTTATAATACCAATGTGGAGGGAAAGAAGTTGAAGGCTGAAGTTTGGTTTGATGAAGATAAACTTAATACCATTTCTGAAACTACACTTAATGATATAAATGATTCCAAAGAGATTGAAGTGAGTCTTGGGATGTTTACTGAGAATGAAGAAAAAGAAGGAGAATATGAAGGTGAGGAATATGTAGCAATAGCACATAACCACCGTCCTGATCATTTGGCAATATTGCCAGATCAGAAAGGAGCTTGTTCGGTTGAAGATGGTTGTGGAATAGGAGCAAATGAAGAATCTACAGATGAATTAATTGGAACCATTTGTCGGAAAGGATACTCTGTTAATCAAATAGGCAATCATACTGATACGGGCTACCGTGAGAAAATGGATGCTGTATATGCTACTCTTCGAGGATTGGACACAAATGATAGTTATAATTATCTTGAGGAGATGTATGATGATGAATTAATTTATAGTAAGAGTTCCAAAGATGGAACCAAAATGTATAAGCAATCTTATAAGTTTGAAAGCGGGAAAATTGAACTTATAGGAGAGCCTGTCGAGGTCCACAAGAAAGTGGAATATGTATTAAATCAATTAAATAATAATGAATCTAAAAAGGAGGTAAAAATGCCAAAAGGTAATGATTGCCCGAAATGTCTTGAAAAGATAAATGCTTTGATTGCAAATGAACAATCAAAGTTTGTTGAGACAGATAGGGAATGGCTGTTGACTCAGGAAGAAGCAACTTTGGATAAACTCGAACCAGTTATAGTAGAGAAGGAAAAGGTTGTTGAGAAGACAGTCGAGGTAAACAAACTCTCTCCAGAAGATCAGGCTGCACTTGCTTTTGGTAAGAGGCAGATGAAGGAGAGACGTGATAAACTGACTAAAGGGATTCTGGACAATACTGAAGAAGGTATTTGGACAGAAGAAGTACTGAACAAGATGGATGAAGATACTTTGGAAAAGGTATCCAAGTCTATTAAGAAGGAGGAAATTGTGGATTACTCACTTGGTGGAGGAGGATTTAGTTCCAATGCAGAAGGAGAAGAAGCCCTTTATCCTATTGGAGTGGAAATAGAAACTAAAAAGTAAGATGAGGAGGTAAAAATGGCTTACGAAACAATTAAACTGACAAAATATTCGGATGTTATCAGAGAGCATACTGCTCACGCTGCTATAACTCCGGGTATGTTGCTTGAACTTGATTCAGACAATGAAGTTCGTGCACATGATACTGCTCAGGGATCTTGCGTTCCTATTATGTTTGCATTGGAAGATGAATTACAGGGACGTGGAATTGATACTGATTACGCTGTTGCGGATCAGGTTCAAGTATGGATTCCATACAGAGGAGATATTGTTAATGCTCTTCTAAGAGATGAAGAAATCATTGTGATTGGTGATTTTCTTGAATCAGATGGAGAAGGACTACTTCAGAAGTATTCTGCTCCCGTATCAGGAGATGTGGATGTTCATGCTGCTCCGATAGTTGGTGTGGCTATGAATGCTGTTGATTTGTCAACACTTCCGGAAGGTTCTGAGTCGAGTGCTGGAGGGCTTTATCACAATCCTCGCATTAGAGTAATGATAATTTAACGTAAAAAAGGAGGAAATAGAAATGCCCGGCGTAAAAGTTGATTTAATAGGTGGTGGACAGGCACATGGAGATATAGCAACCCAGATGATGAATACTGGGAAGTTAAGTCTTGGAGGTCTTCGTCCATTTGTTGGTAAAGATGGCAGAACTTATGTTACTGAGTATAAGGGTGGTGATTCAAAAAGTCCCACGAGTTATGCTACAAGGGCTATCAATACCAATGGTGTTCTTCGTAGAGACGAGTGGAAACAGTTAGATGAAGCTCTGATTGTTGCTTCTCGTTATCGCCTTGGTGGAGTGGATGACCTTATTGCAAATGGTTTGACATTCAACCTTGGAAATGCAATGGGAACAACAGTTTTGGAATGGCATGACGTGAGTGATGGAATGTCGGTTGCTTTGACAATGGACGGGGTAACTCGTGGACTTGCAGACAGACCAAAGTTCCAAACTAATTATTTGCCAATTCCGATACTTCATGTTGATTATGAAATCAACGCAAGAGTCTTAGCAGCTAGTCGTAGTCTTGGTAATCCTTTGGATACCACAATGGCTGAAATGGCCGCACGTAGGATTAAGGAGTATCAGGAAAATATGTTGTTTACTGACATGACGTATGCTTATGGTGAACTTGATGATCGTAATAGGAATAGGATTTACAGTTATGTGAATCATCCTGATCGTAATGCAGTTACATTAGGAACTAACTGGGATGCTTCAGCAAAAACTGCTGCTGGTATTCTCAATGATGTTCTTAATATGATTAAGGCTGCAGTTGCTGCTCATCATCATGGTCCGTACATGCTGTATATTCCTACAGAATATGGAATTGTTCTGTATGATGATTATGATACGACTACTCCTGGAACGACAATCAAGGATCGTATTTTAAAAATTGATGTAATTAAGGGAATCAAAGTTATTGATACTCTTGGAGATGATACAGTTCTTTTGGTTCAGATGACTCCAGATGTGGTTCGTCTTGTTCAGGGATTTGG